GGGCCAGGGCCAACGAAATCCGGCCATTCGGGATTGCGCTCCTTCATCGACGGCGTAGGTCGCCAGCTCGGGCCATCTACCTTGCGAACCACCGTGGTATATCCGCGCCTAGTCAACTCCTCTGTCAAAGGAACGCTGGACGGGTAGAGCTTGTAGATGCTTTTGTCATCCGACCAGAATTGGACCGTAAGCGCTGTCGCCACCCCACGCCTGTTCAGCTTGACGGGGTGAAGTTCCAAGGTAGCAGCTCGTCGATCCTGCTGGCCGGGTGACCGGCGGCGATGGCTTCAAGGGTCGCCTTCAAATAGGCCATGGGCTCGACGCCGTTGAACTTCGCGGTTGCGATCAGGGAGGCGATGCGGGCCCAGGTGCGGCCGCCCTCGTCGTGGCCGGCGAAGAGTGCGTTCTTTCTTGTCAGGGCGATCGGGCGGATCAGATTTTCGACGGCGTTGGAGTCCATCTCGACGCGGCCGTCGTGGAGGAAGGTCTGCAGGCCGCCCCACTGGCGGTGGATGTAGGTCAGTTTCTCGCCGAGGCGCGACTTGGCCGAGATACGCAGACGCTGTGCCTGCAGCCAATCACCGAACTCGGCCACGAGGGGCGCGCTGCGGGCCTGACGGGCCGACAGACGTTGGCCCGGGCCCAAGCCCCGGATCTCGGCCTCGATGCGGTAGAGCTCAGCGATCCGGCGCAGGCCCTCGGCGGCGATTTCCGAGCCGTCGCGGTCGAAGACCTCCTTCAGCTTGCGCCGCGCATGCGCCCAGCAGTGGGCCACCGTGATCGGCGCGCCGCCCTTGCGGGACGGGCGCGTCAGCCGGTCATAACCGGTGTAGCCGTCGAGCTGCAGGATACCGTCGAAGCCCTGAAGGATCTGTTCTGCGTGGGCGCCGGCGCGGCTGGGCTGGTAGGTGAAGGCGACACCGGGCGGGTCTTCTCCGCCCCATCCGCGATCATCGCGGGCCAGGGCCCAGAGGTAGCCGGTCTTGGTTCGGCCGCGTCCGGGGTCGAGGACCGGAGCCGTGGTCTCATCCATGAACAGCTTTCCGGAGGACTTGATGTGTTCCGCCAGCCGGTCGACCACGGGGCCGAGGTGGAAGGCGGCGGTGCCTGCCCAGTCCGCCAGGGTGCTGCGGTCGACCTGGATGCCGGAGCGCGCCAGGATCTGGCCTTGGCGGTAGAACGGCAGGTGGTCCGCGAACTTCGAGACCAACACATGAGCGATGGCGCCCTCGGTCGGCAGACCGCCCTCGATCAGCCGGGGCGCGGCGGGCGCCTGGGTGACCCCGTCTGAGCAAATGCGGCAGGCATACTTCGGCCGGATGTCGACCAGCACCCGGAGCTGCGCAGGCACGATGTCGAGACGCTCGGTCCGATCCTCGCCGATCTGGTGCATGCGGCCGCAGCCGCAAGGACACTCAAGGCTCGCCGGTTCGATGACACGCTCGATGCGCGGCAGGCCCGCGGGCAGATGGCCGAGATTGCGCTGCCGTTTCTGTCGCGGGGTCTGGGTGGAGGGGGCGGCCTGCTCCCTGCGGGTCTCGACCTCGACGACGGCGGTTTCCAGGTCTTCGAAGGCAAGCTGCCGGTCGTCATCACTCAGCTTCTCGGACCGTTTGCCATGCACGACCTGGTTCAATTCGGCCACGAGATGCTCGAGCCGCCGGTTGGCTTCCTTCAGGGCGCCGTTTTCCTGCAGCACCGCCAGAACGGCGGCGCGCTGGCTCTCGGGGATCGCGGACAGGTCGATGGGCGCGGCGTCGGGCATGGCTGGATTATACCGGGCCCGGGGCGCCGGTGCCCGGTTATTCAATAGGCCGAGTCACTCTGCCACAGCCGGTCGGCGCACCTCCAGAGATCGAACCCGGCGCCAGTCCAAACCGGCAAACAGGGCCTCGAACTGCGCCCGGTTCAGGGTCATTGCCCCGTCGCGGATCGCGGGCCAAGTGAAGGTGTTTTCTTCCAGCCGTTTGTAGGCCATCACGAGTCCGCTGCCGTCCCAGAACAGGATCTTCAACCGGTCGGCGCGCTTCGACCGGAACACGAAGACCGTGCCCGTGAACGGATCCTCGGCAAGCGTCGACTGGACCAACGCCGCGAGACCGTCATGCCCCTTGCGAAAGTCGACCGGCTTCGTCGCCACCAGGATCCGCACGCCCTGCGAGGGCATCAGCATGGATGAACCTCCAGCGCGTGGGCAATCTCGGCAATCCGGGCCGCAGGTGCATCATGGGCGAGTTCGATCACGACAGCGCCTCGAGTGATCCTGATCGGGGCAGCCTGCGATGCGACCTCCGGGCCCGCTTCCCCCTCGGCGACCTCGCAGACAACGAGAGGCGCAAAGACAGGGCCCTCGACTTCTGCCGCAGGCAGCACGAGCTTGCCCTGTTTGGCTTCACGTCGCCATGCCGAGAGTTGATTGGGCAGAATGCCAAACCGCTCCGCCACGGCATTCACCGTCGCACCAGCCTCCAAGGTCATCGCGACGGCCAAGGCCTTGGCCTCATCCGGCCACCGGCGGTGTCCCGACGCGTAAATCTCGACGCCCAGCGATTTGAGAAACGAATTTGTAGCGCACATTTCGAAACGCACTCCCCATCATGAGATGGAGATCACCTCGCAGCCGAAGCCATTAGCAGCAACGTGGGGTCGAGACGGCGCTTACCAGCCGGGTCGCTTGCGTCGAGATGCGCCTGAAGGTCGTCCGGCACTTCCATCTCCCGCCCTGGGTAAATCCCTTTCGGCCGCGGCTATACATGCTGAGATCTTTTCTTCGAAATCATGCGCCATCGCCGCTCTCCTACTTGGACAAAAGAAAAACCAACACAGTAGCACCAGCCCCGAGCGCACCACCTAGACACGCCCCAACGATCCCCGTCCAGGCGGCACGATTCGTCGTTCTCATCAGAAGTTCTTCTGTCTCTTTTCGTTCCCGTCTGGCCAACTCGGTTTTCGCAAGAGCAATTGCTGCATCCCACTCGTCGGTGTTGGTTCTTCGATCCATCAGCAAAGCTGCATAGAGGTCCACGTCGTTGATTGCCTGAACCTTTGAAAACCTTTCATCGTCATTGATCGATGAGCTGTTCGCGAGGTTGTAGACGATACGATTCCATGCCTTAGCCATTTCCGCTAGCCTTCCTCCTTATCGCCCTGTCGGTTCTGTTTCAGCCGATCCGCCCGGTGCCGCTTCTGGTGTTGAGCATTGGCCAGTGCGTCGATCGAGGCAAGAAATTCGGTCAGGTCGTCCCCGTCTTCATAGAGCGCGGCCCCGTTGTCCTTGACCGCGTGGACGTAGACGAGCATCCCGGCCGACCACAGGGCCCGGATCGTCTGCTCTGCGACTTTGGCTGACATGCCCACGCAAAGCGGCGTAGCAAAGAAGACTTGATGGCCTTCCGGCCGCAGGATCTGCACCTGGTCGAGGAACAACGCCCGCTGTTCCATCTTGCCCGACCCAAATGTCCATCGTGTCGATGGTCCGCCTAAAGCCCACTTTACCGAATGCCGCGCAGAGTACGGACAGCCGCGAAGCGCAGGAAGCCGACATGGTTCTTGGGGCACCGCTTCCCATGTCGTCTGGTGCTTTCGGCCCATACCGGACATTCGTCGGGATGGGCCCCTCTGCGGCGCAGCGTTCAAAAAGCGGCTTTCCCTGTTTTTTGCGCAGCGCTGTGTGCCGACCAAGGTCTGCGGTTCGGACGATGCTCCGTTTCGCTACGCTTGTTCAGTGTCCGCTTGCACAATCTGACTGCGGCATGCGCACGAGGGAGCGTTGTTCCAAATGACACCAANCCGATCCGATGCCCGGGGCGCCCCCATGCCCCCTCAGGCCANCGCACTTGCCAGCACATCCCGCACCGGCACCGGCTCGCGNCCNAGAATGCGGGCCAGGGNCGGGGNCNGAGCGGTCGAATTCGCCCACGCGTGCCGCACGGAAATAGCCCAGCATGATGCCGATCGCACCTTCGGGCACGCCGTTCTGCCGTGCACCGTGCGCCATCTCTTCCTCCGACACCAACTCCCGAGCGATGGCGCGGCCCGTGACCTCCGAGGCGATCCGGGCCAGATCCGCCAGGTCGAGGGCCTCGGGTCCGGTTAGCGGAGCCGTGGCACCGTCGATCGTCGCTTCCCCCGCGAGAAAACGGGCGTCGGCCTCGGCAAGGTTGTCATGGGTGGCCCAGGCGACCCTGCCGTCCTCGGGGCCAGAAAGCGTTCCCTGCGCGAGGCCGCGGGCGTTCATCCCGATAGCGCTCGCCGCGTAGAACCCATGGCGGAGCGCGGTCCACGCCAGACCGGACTCGGCCAACATGGCCTCGGTGGTTGCGTGATCTCGTCCGGGCTGAAAATGCGACTCAGGCGAGGCCGAGATCTGGCTTGTGTAGAGCAGCCGTCCGACACCGATCTCGCGCGCCACCTCGATCGCCACGCGATGCTGCGCGAGTGGATCGCCTCCGGTGGCGGCGGCGTTCGAGGAGACGAGCAGGATCCGCTCTGCCCCTTCCCATGCGTGGCGCAGGCTGGCGGCATCATCATAGTCGCCGCGCCGCACGCGGATGCCGGCATCGGCCAGATCGGCCGCCTGCACGGGGTCACGGGTGCTGATGCCGATCCGACCGGCCGGCACTAGATGTTTGAGGTGATCCACGACCCTGCGGCCGAGCTGTCCGGTCGCTCCTGTGACGATGAGCATGTTGGTCTCCTTGATGCGAAGTGCGAGGGCGGATGATCCGACGCCACTTTGACAGAGACTTGGCTGTTCTTGTCGCAAGTGACTACGGCGCAATACTCGAATACCGTGTTCTCCATGAAGAACAGCGACTCTCTCGATGACCTTGCCATCTTCCATACGGTTGTCCGTGAAGGAGGATTCCGCGCCGCCTCCCGGCGGCTTGGTCTCGCGCCGTCGAAGGTCAGCACCACCGTCTCGCGGATGGAGGCAGCGCTCGGCGTTCCCCTTCTGCGGCGCACCACGCGCAGCATGGCCTGCACGGATGCCGGCCGCGCGCTGGCCGACCGGATCGGTCCGCTTCTCGACGGGCTCGAGGTGGCCCGCGCCGAGGCCGCAGAAACCGCCGATCTCGTGCGCGGGCGGCTCAGGCTGAACGTGCCCGGAGCCGTCATGCCCGACGTGCTGCCGCCGCTTATCGCCGCGTTCCACGACCGCCACCCGGAGGTGGAGGTCGAGATCGTGGTGGAGAACGGCATCGTCGACATCGTGGAAGCCGGCTGCGACGCCGGTATCCGCTACGACGAGGTGCTGGCACAGGACATGGTGTCGATCCCGATCGGGCCGCGGACACAACAAATCGCGCTGGCTGCCGCGCCGGACTACCTCAAGGCGCGTGGCACGCCCGCGACGCCGCAGGATCTGATCGAACACCGTGCGATCCGCTACCGCCTGCCTGACGGACCGCTCCTGCCCTGGCACCTTGTGGATGACGGCCGGACGATAACGGTCGAGCCAGTCCCGCTCCTTATCCTCAGCGTCAACGCGATCGACACCGGTCTCGGGTTCGCACGGGCCGGCATCGGAATAATCGCGACATTCCGCAACTGGTTGGAGTCGGATTTCGCATCAGGCGATCTTGTGCCGGTTCTGCCCGATAGGTGGCCCGCCCGCACCGGGCCCCGCCTTTACTACCCAAGCCGCCATGCTCCGCGGCCCCTCCGTGCTTTCATCGAGGTGTGCCAGGAATGAGGGGCAACCTTGGGCTGTCTGCGGTAACTCGCCCCGGATCTGAGAGCGGCAACTTTGTCCGCTTAACGGGCGCTGAAGTCCTGCATCGAGAAGGTCTGCCCCCGTCCTTGTCAGCGCTGCCTGCCCTGCAGTCCAACTAGGCCGCCCCACCAACGCACAAGGCCCCGCCAGCGATTAACCGGCGGGGCCTTGTTGCTGGCGTTGGAAGGGCTATGCCGCCTCGATCGGCGCCCAGATCGGCCAAGTGATGACCGAGCGCCCATCGGCAAGCGTTCCTTTGAGCGCGTTTGCCTCATCAGGGTATCCCCCGCCGGTGGAGTACGCGCCACCCTTGCCGCTGGTGATCATGTTGCCCGCCGATGTCGCGGAGAACGTCCAGGTCACCACGATTTCTCCTGCCGAAAGCGTGCCGATGCTCATGCTGGCCGGAACCAGCTCGGACGTATAGCTGTCGTCGTCCCAGAAGGTGACGTTCGCCGCCACGCTGTCGGCGCAGGTGATGGCGCTGCAGCCGTTGGCGTCATAGGTGATCGCGATGGTGGTTGCCGTGCGCTCGGCCGAGACAGGAATCGGGCCTCGCCGGTCTTCTGTTGCATCGCCCATTGCGCGAGAGATGGCGGCGCCGACCCTCGATCCCAGCTCGGTATATCCCATATCCGCTGTGCCGCTCAGGTGCACCTCGTTTGTCGCCGGCGGCGACCCGGTCAACGCCAGGTCAACGATCTGACACGCGATATCGCAATTTGCCACCTCCTGCGTCAGCTCATACTGCGTCTGCCTGAACAGATCGTAGGCCGGGTCGACGGTGTAATCTCCGACCGTGCCGCTTGGCGGATAGATCCGTCCGAGCCCAACAATCAGCACGGGGAAATCCGCAGCAGCGCGTCCGGCGGCGGTCCTGATGGCCCCCACCATTGTCGCGAAGTCAGCCTTGTATTGAGCGGCTTCCGTTGATCCGAAAACGTCGGAATTATAGATCCGCCCTGCGTCCTCTTGACCCTGGTTCCAGATCAGCCCCTCGCACCCTCCGAGATATTCGATCTGCGCCAAGATGTTCTCGTGCAAGGTCCGCTGTGCACCGCTCGTGTACGGACTGCCCGTGTTGGTCGGCAGGAACGCAGCGATTTGCGTAGATCCGACCCCGTGCACATTGATGGAGAAGGCCGACGCGGCGTTGTCCCGGATCTCTTTGATGAGTGCTGGAACCGGCCCGTCTTCCAGATTGGAATGACTGAACTCCCATTCGTCCTCGTAACTGAACGGAGACAGCTGCTGGTCATCAAATTCGGGATATCCAGACGACGGCATGTAGCCGCGGGCCTGCAACGCGACCGTCCGGTCACTGCTGCCGATGCCCTGGAACATCTGCATGTTGAGTGACTGGCCGCTGCTGATCCAGATTGCGCCAATATGGAAAACACGGCTCCTGGTCAGAGCGTCATTGTCGGCGCTGTCACGAACCTCGATCTGGTAGTCATTGCCTTCCGGGATTCCAGAGACAGACCCGAACCACAGGCCAGAGGAAACCGAGAACCCCTCGATCGGGCGGTCACCCCAATCCCACCCGGAAACTACTGATCCGCCTTGCACGAGGCGATATTCCAGCGACGTGATGCCCTGCCCCGTGCCGGACAAAGGAACTGTCCCTGCGCCGCCGCTAGCCGCCCGCTGATAGACTTTGTGCAGCTTGGCCATGGTGACGCGTGGACCAGTGTCTGCGCCGCCCACGGACGCCGCCTCGTAGTCACCGCTTCGGAAGATCCCGCACCGCCCTGACGGCTGCAGCAGCCCGGTTGCCGTGAAGGTCCGTTCGGTCGTGTCGTTCGGGACGCGAACGCCGTCGATGTAGAGCTTGATGGTACAGGTGGTTCCGCTCCACGAATATTCGACGGAAACTTCACAGCCCTGATCGCCAGAGACATTCGAAAAGCTGTCGTACATGCTCGTGTCGACACCGGCAATTTTGCGGTAGAGGCGCAGCCGGTTCGGTCCTCCTGACGACGTGATCAGCAGATAGCACAGGTTGTCCGGGTCAATGATGTTGAACGCGATATACGTCGTCGTGGCTGAAGCCGCCAGATCAACATAACTCAGCGTGCCGCCGGTGATGCGCCCGATGTCGACATAGGTCACAGTTCCGGAGCCCGTGCCGTCATTGGCGTCCAGGAAGCCCGCAGTCTTGACCAACGCGCCGGCATGATACGCGATGTCTGGGGAATCCTGCGTCCATCCCGCGCGATCACGAAGTGAAATGTCCACTGCCGTCGCGAAGTCGTCATCGAAGGAGAACGCAGACGGCGCGGGCCAAGCCGCGCCACCGCCGACCACAGGCACCACGAACGGGCTGCGAGGCATTCCCAGGCCGATCCACTTAACCATCCTAAGATCCCCCTCAGGCGTGGGAGACGGAGACGGTTCCGCCGAGGACGATCCGCGCCCATACGCGATAACCGGCGGTCACTCCGGGAAAGAGATCGGCCAGGTTGACGTTTGCCGGAAGGATGTCGCCAGGATTCAAGCTGACCGCTCCCGCGGCGCTCGAGGGGGCGATGCCGTCGGCGGTGGCCATGATTTCGATCGCGTAGCCACAAATGTTCTGCAGTCGGATCGCCGAGACGTCCGCGTTTGTGAGTTGCGTCCAGACGCCCGGGGCGCAAGAGACGTTTTCATTTCGTGCCATCGGTGGCTCCTATGGTTCTGCCGGCGGCGGCCGGCGGGGCTATGTCGTTTCGGATTCGGCCGAGATCACGAACGCAATGCGCGCACCACCTTCACGGCGGCCGCGCCACCGAAGTAGAAGGTGACGATACGCAGCTGCAGGTCCATCAGCGACACCGACAGCGGGTCCGTTGCGCCCAGCCCAAGAACCTTGTCCCAGACCACCAGCTTGGCGTTGTAGGCGATAAACGGCGCCGCCCATAGGCATTGAACCCATGCGGTCAGCCGGCCGCCGAGCGCCCGGTTCGCCTGCTGCTGTTCAAGCCTGGCAATCTCAAGGTCAGCAGAGATCCGGTCCTGTTCAGTCTTGGCGTCGTGCCTGGCCTGATAAGCCGCGGCGATCGATCTGCCGATGTCGCCGGTCAGCGCCGCAATGATCGTACGGATCACGTCGCCCACCCACGTCTCTTTGCAAAGCGATAGACGAACTCGACCGCCATCCCGATGAAGCTGGCCACCAGCGTGACCGCCAGCTCGTTGTTGGCGATGGCGTCGATGATCGGCCCGGCGTCCTGGACCTCCACCCCTCGGATGGCCGCAACGATCCCGAGGATCATACCGACGATGTAGCGGATAACGATCCGCGCCTCTGGTGCGTATTTCATGCTGCTGCCCTTTCTCCGAAGATGGATGCGATGAGCGCGGCGATCAGGTCCGCGAGATTTGTCGACGGCTGCACGCTGGGCGTGACGTCTTCCATCATGTCTTCCAGGACGTCCCACGTCTTGGCGCCAACCACCCCGTCAGCGACGAGGCCGTGCGCGGCCTGGAACTGCTCCACAGCCGCCTTGGTCTGTGGGCCGAAGCTTCCGTCCACATCGACCCCCAGGGCCGTCTGCAGCCGGCGCACGTCCGCCCCGCTGGATCCGATGCGCAGAACGACGGACGACGCCTGCCCGCCGCTGTGGCGCCGATAGGCGGCCTCCATCTTGCGGGCATAGGCCCCGCCGAACCCACCGCCGTTGTAGCGCGTCTCGATCGTCTGCCAGTCCTTGGCGCGCAGCGCGCTGTCCAGGCCCCACGAGGTGACAAGATCAACGAAGGCGTTGAGGTGGTCTTCCTCATTGTCGGCCATCGCCTGCACCATTGACGTCGCCGAGGCGTGCCCGGCGTCTTCCGCGTTGAACCCCATGATCTGAGGACCGCCCCACGAGGTCGCGCGATGGGCCGCTTCCGGGTTCTTCCGCTCGGCCACCAGGAACATGGCCTCGCGGTCCACGCTCGGCACGGCCAGTGAGGCCTTCCACGCAGCCCGCCCGCCGGTCGAGAACCCGATGCTGGCCCACATGCTCTGCGGCAGCTTGTGCGGCTCGAACCGGCGCGTCAGGGATCCATCCGACCGAAAGCCACGGCCAGAGGACTCGACCTCCCAGACGGCGCGGATTGCGGCCTCTTCGCAGCGCAGTTCGCGCGCAGCATCAGCGAACGCGCCCAATGACATAGGCACGGCCTTCCCCTTCCAGATCGGCATGGGATTACCTCATGATGTGGTGATGATGGCGATCAGGGCGGCTAGCCGCCGAAAACCCGATGCAGCCAGATGATTATCTCTGCTTTGAAGAATGCCACGAAGCCCATGATCATCGTCCCGATGATCCCGATTAGGCCAAGGGCCCCCAGTAGCCGCGCATGCCATGACTGGACCTGAGCCGCTACAGGCTCCATCGCCTCCACCCTGCGGGTCAGCGACCCGACATGCGTGTTCAGGTTGTCGTGCTGCCCACGGAGGGCGGTGACGTCGTCCCGGAGCTTGTCACGGTACTCGCCTGCGCGACGTTCATCTGCCTTTCGCTCGTCCCTGTCGGCGTCAACCGACTCTTTGAGATCTGTGAGCATCTTAACGAGCAGGTGGAACGCTGCCTCATCCGTCATTCGTGGCACCTTCCGGAATTCCGTACTTGCCGTCATGCAACGGCCTCCCGATGTACAAAGCAGCCATATCGGCCTCCCCAAAGGTCGGTTGGTCAGCCGTCGTCCCAAGTGCCAGCGAGGGACGGCGGCGCAGGTTTTCAGTTGAGGTCAGCCCCGCCAGCGTTCCGTGGCGATGATCATGTCGCGCTCAAGATCGACCTTGACGTCATAGCGCGTGTCGAAATCGGCAAGTTCGTCCTCGGTCCACGTCTTACTCGGAGCAAGACCCATTTCGGCGCGGGCCTTTGCCTTGAGCTCCTTCATGGTCTTGGCCTTGACCACCGCGCCAGTTCGCATCTTGTGTTCTTCGTTCATTTCGATCTCCTTCTCACGGGTGGAATGTCCACCGCGCGTTGATCGTTTCGCCCAAGGTCGGGCAGGTAAAGTCCACGCCGGTTTCGGTCCATCGGACAAACTCCACGCGGGACGTGACCGCGCCGCCGCTCGGATTGAGAAGCCGGATAATGTTTTCGTCATCCTTCGCGCTGGCCACCGCCGACGTGCTCATCGACTTGGACTGGCATCGTGCGACCTGATCGGCCGCCACGGTGCTATCGACCCAAGATATTTCCCCGCGCGACGACCGGATGTCTGCACCACCAATAAGCTCGGCCTCAACCGTCACCAGGCTTGGCCGGAACCCGACGTCGAATGCGATATAGCCAGTGCCCGTGATGTCCTGCTCCACCACCACTGGCGACATGGAGGCGTGCCCCCGATTGTTGGCGATCCTCAGGGGGATATGCGCCTGCCAGACGGTTCCGATGGCCGTGTTTATGATCGCGTCACGCATCGCCTGCGGCAACCTGGTGAGATCGTTATCCACGAAATCAAGACCTTGGGACAGGCTGTTGCCGCCGCTCTTGACCTGGGACATGACATAGCCAGCATGCACCGATCTCGCGTCCACGAAATGGTTGCCTCGATAGACGTTGGCCTTGCATCCAACGCCACCCAGGGTCCCCACGAACAGATAGGCCCCGTTGGTGATGCTGATGTCCTTGCCCGCCTCGGGACGCTCCCCGTTGTTGTAACCCCAGCGCTCTGCAAATGGTTTATATGGGTACTTCTGATCGCCCGTTTCGGTAAGCGCCGTGAAGCATTCAACGAATGTGCAGCCCTCGACCAGCAGCCTGACGCAGCCGGGCGCATTGATCGCTGTCTCGGCCGTCCCTTCGATCGTGCATCCTCGGATCGTGACGTTGTCGGCACCGTTGATTTCGATGCCGTGGCCGACCAGATCCGTGACGTAGTTGCCCGAAATCGTGCAATCCTCGATCAGGATGTGATAATCCTGCACCGTCGAAATGTTGGCATTTCCGTTGATGAAGATGGTGCTTTCGCCACACCCCCGCGCCACAAGGCCTCGCAAGGTCCCGCCTCGCTGGGGCATAAAAGCCACAGCCGAACGCTCGATGCCCTGTGTCGCGATGACGCCTTCGATCAGGATGTTCTCGGTACTGGATGCCCCGGCAACCTGCGTCCAGATGCAGTGCATCGCATCGTCATTCTTGCCGCAGTCGATGAATTCGAGGTTGCGGAAGATGGTGTTCAGCCCCCCGCCCTCGCCGAGGGTCATCCGCCGGAAGCCGAGGAAGCGGACATTCTCGACATGGGCACCAATCGTTCGGTTGAAGAACACCCCAGCCGAAGCGTCGGTATAGAGAGGGTTTCGGCGATCGACTGCAGGTGTGATCAGCAGGGCAATATCGGCGTACCCGCCAGCCACCGTAACAGTCGGGGGCGAGGTGTATCCAGTCCCGCCGCGCACCATAGTGATGCTGGTGATCGTCCCGCCGCTGACCGTGCCGTACCCGTAGGCCCCGGCCCCACCGCCGCCGTTGAAGTGCAGCAGCACGGTGTTTTCGACGTCACCACCTGATCCGGCCGTGTTGATCGTGATGCTGGCCAGAGACCCGTCTACCAGGTTGCCGGTCAAGCTCTCCCCCGCGACACCGGAGCAGCTGATGGTGATCGAGGTGTACCCGCTCCCCGGTCGATCCACGTTCGTGCTGACGATCTCGCCGGCCTCGTTGATCACGCACGTCGCGAAGGCCCCCGTGCCGTTACCTGTGATGGTGAGGCGCAGCGTGCGCCCGTAGGGGTGCGAGGAATGGCCGAACCACCCGGCACCACCGTCGTTGATCGTGACGCTGCTCACCGCCTCGTCGGTCAGGACAGCCGTCAGCGACGTGCCGGTGATACCAGAGGCAAGCGCGCCGGTCCCCATGACGTAATCTGCCTCGGGATCGGTGACCGGCGTATCGTCAGCCTGACTGAGCCAGCGGTGGAACGGGAGGTCGTATCCATCCAGATCCATGTCAAAGAGGCGCGGGCGGAGGCACAGGCGGTTTGAGCCGGTGCCGATATCGGTGTTGTAAAGCCAGCCGACCGTGCCGTCTGCGTCGGCATGCGCCTTGAGCCCGCCGCGCCGCGGCCCGTGGCCGCGCAAGGTGACTTTCGACCAGTCAAACCCGCAGAACGAGCTTTCGTAGGTCTTTCCGTCCTTCAGTTGGATCGTGCCGCCGCCGATCGATGCGAGGTAGTCCGTGGCGGCGGCGAACGCATCCGCGTTATCGACATCTGGCGTGGGGTCAGCGCCGAACTGCTCAAGGCTGAAAACCGGCACGGGCAATGGCAGGAGGCCGGGCAGAGCGGGCACTGCTGTTGCGTTGGATGACCACTGGAAAAAATCATCCCCGACCTGCGTGACCTCGCCATCACGATCAGCGATCCCTGCCGACCGCAGACGAACAAGCGCCGCCCGGTCAGGCACAAAGGGGATTGGCCTGTAGAAGCTCATATGGTCGTCCTCACTCAGCGATGCGGGGGTAGGTGCGGATCCAGTCGTCCTCAAGGACCGTCAATTGGTCCCGGCCCGACGTCTGGGGGATCTCCAAGAACCCTCGGTAGAACCGCATCTTCCGGGTTTCGAGGTCCTGCGGGGAGATCGTCCCCCAAGCGTCCAGAATCCCGATCTTTCCGAGCAGTGCTGAAATCGTTTCGCTGTTGTTGGCGCCTGCAGCCTGGCTTCTCGTCGTGCGCCCAACGGATGTCTTCAGCGAGAAATACTCCGTCGAGCTGTCGCGCCAGAAGGAGAGCTGGACAGGCTTTCCGAACACCTCATCGGGCACCGGGCTGATGGCCAGGTTCCCGTTGCTGTTGCCGATGGACGTTTGCCGGTTGCAGATGATCTGGGGGACATCCGTATTTGTGGTCATGCGGAAAGACACGATGTCGGCCTGCGACGTCCAGCTTCCGGTCGGTGACCAGTTCAGGAACGTGTTCTCCTGGCCGCTGTTCTCGGCCCAATCCTGTTCCGTCGGCATCCGGAAATATCCGCAGAACAAGAACTTCTGGCTGAACGTGCTGATCGCGCTCGCGACTGAAGCCGGGATTTCCAGGTACGTCGCTTTCTCGGTGACGTTCCGGAAGTCGAGGCCACCGTTTGCGATGATCGGCTGGCCGGCTGACGTGGGGATTCGGACCGCCGAAGCGTTCGCCGGGACAGCCATGTTCGCGACCGGTGCATCATCCGGGACGGTCACGCCGGACGCATAGCACCCCTGGAAGCCGAAGTCGGTCAGCCAGTGCACGCCGGCGTTCGAATAGGTCAGAAGGTCATCCTGAGAGATATCACCGCCAGTGCCGGCAGCGATGCCCGTTTTGATCGCAAGCATGTGTTGGTCTCCTTACCGGAACCTGGTTTCAAGAAGCGCGCGCGTGAAGATTGCGGCCCGGCCCTTCTCGCTGAGATGATTTTCCTCGTTGCCACCGAAGTCCCCGGAGGCGTCGCCCCAGGCTTCGATCGCGGTCAGCGACGGGACGCAGGCCGGATATTCACCGATCGCCGCGTAATTCATGGTGACGTCACTGGTTCCGCCGTTGCTGATCGTCGGCGTGAACAGCCCGATGCCACGGTGCACGGGGCCGTTATAGACCTCGTTGCCCCGCCACTGGACGATCAGGCTCGGCCCCTGCACGCTGAAGGTGATGATCCCGTCTGACCCAACAACCGCGTCCACACCGGTGACCGTGCGCGCGATGCTGACCTTTCCGGTCGCGGCGTATACCGTGAACGCCAGGTTGCCGCCGACATCTTCATCCAGCACCAGCGTGTTGCCGATGACGTCGGACAGCTGGATCACCAGATCACCGGTCGCCCAGAAATCCGCGTCTGTCCCGTCGACCGTCATCTGAAAGGCAAAGTCACGGCATTCCTGCGGCCAGGTATAGGTCAGCGCCGTGACCTCCTCCTCGGCCAGGCGGACGAAATACCCGCGACGAAGATCTTCGCCCCAGTGGGCGGCGTCGAAATACCTGCCGAAGTCGATCACCCCGAGATTGCGCACAGCGGCAAAGGCCCGCGTCGTTCCGGCGTAGCTGAGCCGCGCCTCCTGTGCCGCCCTGGTGCCCCGGGTGGCGGACATGGACGAAGGGGTCGCACCGGCCACCATGAGGATGTCAGGCTGCGGGCTGACCGCCTGCAGGGTGTCGAGGACATGCTCGATCCAGTCGAAATCTGCTGCTGTCATCGCCTCCGGCTGGTTCATTCCGAACATCAGGATGATCAGCGACGGCACCTCGGCCGCGCCGAACCCGTCATCGGTCAGATCCATCGTCGTGATGTAGTCGAGCCAGTCCGCCCCGCCGTCGGTGTACCAGGGAGGCAAGCTCTCATCCGGGATTCCGGCGGCATCCTCCCACGTGGTCCCGCCGATGGCACGGTTCACGATGTTGATGCAGTCTGCGTCACTCCCGTACTGCGCTCGCAGGGCCCGGCGCAGCTGTTCCTCGAACTGACTGTGCTCGCCGATCCGCTGGTTCGGGTTTCCCCAGCTGTCGGACATGATGACGACATGAGCCGGGGCCGCCGGCGTTGCTACGGAAACAGCGGCATTGAACCGAGCCAGGTGCGCCGGGGTCACGTCCACCAGAGGCGCCAGAGGCGTGGCGCTCAGCGGGATCACCCGCTTGCGATAGGCCCCGGTCAGCTTGCCCCTGCCGGTGGCGCTGCGAAAGTGCACGTTGCCCAGGAACACAGCATCCGTGGCGACGACCTCTCCCTCGATCAGGATCTCCTGATACCCGGCTGCGCTCGCGATGTCGTGCGCCCGGATGATCGCCGTGTCCTGGTTCATGGCCCCGTCAAGCCGGACGCCGGGCGTCAGAACGCGGATGTCATTCGGCTCGTAGGTGACCGGGAACCCGCCGGTAGACCACGGGATGACAGCGACGATTTTTCCATTGGGGCCATAGACCGGAGCACCGCCATAGTTCGCCTGGCTGGTGATTTCCAGCATGTCCATCTGGTTGAGGCGCGGAGCATTCGGGTAGACCACGCGACCCGCTACGATCTTGCCGTCTGCAGCCGTCTCGGCAACCACCGGCGTGTTGTAACCAAGGCTTTCGCTGATATCGGCCAGCTTGTCGTATGTCACCGCATCATTGGCGATCTTGGGCCCGGTCACCGACTCGTCGGCATGCTTTGGTGTCGTGATCGATCCGTCCGCTATCTTTAGGGCTGTCACCGCATCGGGCGCGAGTTTCTGGTTCGTCACAGCGCCGTTTTCGATGAAGTCCTCGGCCACCGTGTTCTTGACCGCCATTTCACCAAGCTCTGCGATGATCCCCAGAACCAAGTTCTCCCAGGTGATCGCCCGGCCAGCGCCATCCGATGCCCGCGACAGCAGCAGCTTGTCGGCAGCAGCCATGGCGGCCGATGTCGTGATGCTGGAGATCGACTTGAACATCCAGTCGCGGCGTGTGGACAGCGCGATTTTTCGGATGGCATTCAGGCCGGCCACGAGCACAAGATCATAATCGGTGTCGCCAAGATTTGACGACCCGGTTGCCACCGAGGCTTCAATCAGGGCTTTATAGTTGGCGATCGTCAGCAGGAGTTTGTCGGTGTCGAGCAGAGCGCTGGACTCACCAGAAGACGCAACGTCAGCGAGGCTGTCCAACAAAGCACTGACTTCACCCTTCGTATAGACATCGAGAATGGTCCGCGCTTCAGCGGGCGTTTTTAAGTCGGCCATATCATGGGTCCTGTCAGGTAATCGTCTGCGATACCGGGCCGGCGACGCCGCCCTGATCTCCGCGAAGGTCTAGGCTGCGCGCTGTCCAGTTGTATGTTCCGGCGCCTGGCGCATCCGCGATGGCCAGCGCCACACCGCCACTCGCGTAGCTGGTGGCGACTTCGGTTCCGCTTCTGTAGATGACCGTCTTCCAGAGACGATCGGATACGGCCGTGGTCAGGTGGACCGTCGCTTCGCCACCCGTTTCATCGGTTATGGATAGGCCGGTTGGCGCAGGGATGGCGGCGGTATCGGTGGATGCGGTAACGGCGGAAAAGGTGACCGCTTGCGATTTCAAACCGTCTTCGGTCTCCCAGAACAGTTCCAGATCGTAATCGGAACCATCCGTGAGCGGCGAAATGATCGTGCGGCGCGACTTGGGATCCAGTGGCCAATCCTCCCACTCCTCCAGCCCGGCGACCGAGTATCGAAGCACAGGCTGCAATGCGACCGACGGACGATCGTCCCAAACCACGGCTATGCCCGCTGCGCTATCGACACCTGTGCCAGCTGCCTTTGCGTTTGAGGGCATCGGTATATCCCCGCTTTCGTCGGGGTCAGGCATGACCTGGGGTGTGCCCTCAAGTCCGGTGGACCAGGTCGGCCGGACGTAGGACCACAGGACAAGCCGCAGGCGCCCGTTTGACGTATCGAGACCGAAGTTCTTGACTCTCCACCAATACCCGGATGGTAGCTCGGCAATATCGAGCAGAATGACCTGGTCATACATCGCGCGCCGCGCCGAAGGCTTGAACGTGATCGTGACGATGTGGTCCGGGTTATCCCTTTCGATCTGTTCCTGCGCGCTGCGGCGGCACTGTGTGTGCGACGGGCTCAGGTCGTAATCCGCCTCCGGTCCGATTGCGCCTTGTCCCCCATTTGCCGTGATACGGGCGGCATCGATCCACGGATCTCCGGTGGTCTGCTGATAGGCCAGGTTTCGATCGACGTAGTGGAACGGCAATTCGGTATATCGATCGAGCGCATCGGGGCCGGAAACCCATTCATCGATCGAGATGACCTCATCGCGCGTCAACGTGACCGTCGGCGCTTCCAAAGGCGCCACGGAAATTCCGATCTTGCCCGAAGGCAGAAGGTGCAGGTCCGACTGACAGACGGCGCGCATCCGGCTGAGAATGTCCGCGGACTTCTCGGTGCGGCTGTAGCTTCCGGATATGCGCCACCGCTTTTCGGTTCCACCAGCGCCCAGCGGGATATCGTCATCCGATTTTTCAGCGGCCGCATCGAGCCAGTCATCATCGATCAGCCCCGACAGGTTGAACCCGTCGGGATCCTCTATCAGATCCGCGATGATCAACGCTGCATTCTCGGACCACGCCGGCGACCCGCCAATCCTCGGATCCCTGACCTTTGCTCCGCGCAAAATCATTTCGAGAGACGGCTCGCGGTTTGGATAGACCCTTCCAAAATCATTGGCATCGACGGATTGGGCAATCGTCAGGGATGTGCACAAACCGTCAAGCCGATGGTCTTCGTCCCATTCCGCCCAGACATCTTCGATTTCGGAAAAATATGTCTCCGTGGAAAGACCGCTTCTCGTGAGGATCTGCACCAGGTCAGTTCCGTCAGAGACGTATTGATCCTCCTGGACGAAACCAGATCCATCGAGCGTGATCGCGTTCTTGTCGAGGATGTAACCCTCGATTCCGTCGATCTCGCCGTGACCGTGCACCACCACTCGATAGAACCGCCCCTGCGATGTCCTGTAGAACACGATGGTACCGCCGGTACGGACACGCCCCACATGCTTGATCCGATCGCCGATTGCCTGGCGCAAGGTCAGCTGGACGTTGGCGGGATCCACGCCCGCAGGGCGGTTACGCGAGTTGACGGCCACGGATAGGAGCAAGGAACCACCGATAGAAACCAGAGAGCCTGCCAGGGTCAATGTTCCGGCTGCCGTCACAAGAGCTACTGATCCGGTAGCCCCGAACACGACCGGAAACGCGATAGCAAGTGCCTGCGGCATCAGAGCGACCACCTTTCGAGTATCGTAAATTCGGCAGGGCTGATGGCGCCAAGATCACGCTTCACAAAAAGCCGGCCAGCCGAAAGGATGCCGCCATGTGTTTGCCCGAGGACGCGCACGACGCAGACACCATCTCCCTCGCCGCCGGGCTCAATTCCCGCCATCTGCCGGCGCACCAGGTTCAGCAGGCCACCCGATTGCATGATGATCCTTCGGCACCCGAACGCACTGTCGTAGGTCCCTCGAAACCCAGACGCAGGATCGACGCCCGTCCGCTCATGCACAAAACTCGCGGGCCAGCAGAGGCAGTCGACGTCACCATAGACCCAGGGCGCGGCGCCCGTCCGTGCAATGAATTCAGCTGCCGGGGTCATCACCAGTCGGTCCAAACCGGGGAGGTCGACATGACCTCCGGAACGTAGCGGAGCCCCTGGTCACCCGGGTGGCGGGTTTTCTGGTCCCGATCTGTCAGCCGGCCGTAGACCGGGGATCCCTTTCTCGCCAATGGCCCTTCAACAGAAAGCTTCAAAGAGACAGCGGTCGATGAGAACGACACCGCCGCACGATCCATCAACCCGTAGTGCACGGCCGATGGAATTCCGACCTGCGACGGGCGACCGTGTTCATCCAGGACCGTATCAGACAGCACCTGTTCCCAAAGAATGGCCGGTCGATTGATGTACTCCGGACGGTCGGCGATGAGCGCCGGGATCAAACCGAGATGCGCGGCCTCCTGCTCTTCTTCGGTCAGGAATTCCCACGGCACGCCGAGTTGATACTCGGTCAGCGGCGCCAGGTCGTCTGGCCCTCCGGCGATCTCTGAAATCGACACGAGATCTCCAAGGCCTTTCCAGGTATATCCCCAGTGCTGGTCTTCGAACTCGACAGCTTCGTTCGACAGATAGACCGTTCCGGACAGGAATCGCAGCTCCAGCAACAGGATGGAATGCACGTCTTCTTTGGCCAGCGCCGCGGCGACCGCCTCCGGGTCTGGCTGGTTCGACAGGTAGACGCTCACCGCTCGAACGCCTCCATGATGCGCAGGGTAAATTTCCCGCCTTGGACATCGAATTTGTAGGCGTTCTCTGCAGCCTCGTCGTCGACCAAGCGCACGCGAATGTAGGGAGCTTTCAGAGCGACCGGTTCCCCCATGGCAATGGCTTCCCGCAAGGGCGGATTGATTGTGACGCTCTCCCCGTCAACCGCGGTGATCCGGTACAGAAAGTCGTTGTACGAGAACTTGAGACCGGGCCGCAGGGCTTCGCCGCCGACCAATTGCACGATCCTCGCCCCTACCGGCGCGGCGATCGCCAGGGTTGGATCGCTACCAAGCCAGACAAGGAAGTCGCTTCCGCCGTCACTGACCAGAAAGTTTTCAGCTGCGTCATCCATCAGGAAGAATACGGAAGAGACCCCAATGTCCGGCACGTTCGTGTTGAGGACCGGAAGCCGGAACGTCCCGGAGGGACCCCGGAGCTCGTCAAGAAACGCCAGGAAGGCGTCGTGTTTTGTGCCCCATGCACCACGCGCCTTGTAGACGCACATCCACGCGCGGTTTTCGCGGTGGATCCATTGCTGGCGGCCATCCAGGCCAGGTCCGGCCGTCGGCGTCATCGTCCGGAGGCGCCACGGTTCAACCTCAAGGATTGAGATGTCCGCCGGGGTGGCGACCAAAACCATATCCTCAGCCCCCACGCCGCTGCTGTTCAGCCAGCCTGATGTTGTTCTCGTTGATCATCCGCCCGGAAATCTGCCCGGAGATCCTTTCGATGTAGGCAGAGATCTTTCCGTCATCGACGGTCAGACGTTGCGAAAATTCAAGCGAACCGCCCACGCCGCCGGCGGCCGGGGCAGAGGATCCAGAACCTCCGCCGGATGCCGGCCATGTCAGGCCCCCATCCGCGAGACGCGGGAAACGCCGTTGGCGGATGGCCTCCATGAAGTCGCGCCCGTAGTAATCCACCGCCATCTTCGGCTGCATGAATTCACCGACGGAGCCCCAGAGCAGGATATTGTCCTGCCGGCCGTGCCCCGTACCCGGGATCATACCGGCGGCCAATCCCGCAGAATTGGGCGTGCCGCCATTCGCCAGGCCGGGAATGTCTCCCCCCGCCGCTTTGCCTGGAATGGACCCTCCAACCGCCTTGAAGATGTTCGCGAAGCTGAAGCCAGTCCCACCGGTCAGGCCAGCCAGAAGAGATCCCAGCGTGTCCCAGACTGGATCCCATGCCAGGTCCCACAACTTTTCGCTGATGTGGTTCGCCATGTCGTCGACAAAGCCGGAGAAACCCTCACCGCCCGGGCGCAGGTTGTCGAATGCATTCCTGACCGCCGCCGTGGATTCTTCTACCTTGGCCAGATCCGCATCGTTGGCCGCCTGCCCCTCCTGCTGGGCGGCGGTTCTCTGGCCGATGGCTTCAGCCTGGCGCTTGTAGACATCGATCAGGCGCTCGCCATCGGCCGTCATCGTGGTATCGACATCGATACCCGCACGCTTTGCCTCGGTCAGGCGCTCATGGAGGAAGGTCAGCTTGGCTTGCTCGGCCGCTGTCTTGCCCAGCAGCATCGCCTCCAGCTGCAGCTGCGCCAGCTGCTCGTCGCCGGTGGCGACCATCTTGGCAATCGCCTCGGCCTCCTTCTCCAAGGCGTCGGTGCGTTCCGAGATCGCCGACACGTCACCGAAGGCCGCTGCCTCCTCTTCGCGACGCTTCCGGTTCTGGCCGCCGTTGTGACTTCCCAGAGCTGCAATCTGATCGGCAACATATTGCGACTGCCCGGTTTGTAGCGCTCCCAACACGCCGGACAGATCACCGCCTTGCCTGAACTCCCCCTCACCGTAATTGTGCAGAAGCGACGCAAGGGACGCTTTCTGGTCGGAGCTCAACGCCGCGAAAGCTGTCTCGCCTATCTGCCCGATGATCGTTTCGAAATAGGACGTGATCCGCCGCTGCAAATCCCGCTCAGCATCCTCGAAGCTGACCGGCACTCCTTCGGAAACCGACTTTGCTGGCCCTTCGGCTGGCGTGAACGTGTCGGATCCGTATCCCGCGCGCCAATGGTTCACGTCCCAATAGGGAGTGCTGACGAATCCGCCTTCGTTCCGTCGGATCAGCTCTTTTGCGGCGCCCATGCCGGACGCTCTGGCATCCGGAGGAGCAGACATTCGAGATTTGACATATCCGGCATAGGCATCGATCGATTTCTGGTTGCGCTTACCGGCTTCCGTCAATCGGTCGACTGCATCGGCGGCATCGCTGGCCCCATCTTCCACAGCTTGGAACGGGTTCTCGATGTCCGACAGCTCCTGCACCAGGTCCCAATTACCTTCCAGCGCAGCCTGCAGGATCTGGATCTGCTTCTCGGTGTCTGATGCCGCGTTGGCGAGACCGAGGAAATCCTTGTCCGTCTTGTCCACCAGAACGGCTGCGGCACGCTGCGCCTCGCGCATGGCGGCCGCCAGCCCGTCGAACGCGGTGTTCCAGGCGCTGGTTCCGGGGTCCAGCCCTTCAAGGGCCCCAAGCTCTTCGCCGAAGATGCCGACACTCTTGGCATAGGAAAGGATCGCCTGCTCCGATCCCGCAATACCCTTGCCCTCCTGCCGCGCGCGATCCAGCCGGTCCAACATCGAGGACACTTCATCGCCGACCGACAGGACCCGATCGTATGCCTCCACCACCTCCTGGATGGATGCGGCGCCGTCCCGGTACTTCTGGAGGACCTGGAAGGTTTCATCGAGATACCGGTTGTCAATTCCGGGGCTGCGCTGGCGGCCCTGGATGGCCTGCGTCAGGCTCAGGATCGTGTTGTCCAGCTCCGAACTGCGGGGAAGGATGCCACCTGCCAGGTCGCCGACCAGCTCGTCCCGCTTCTGCGTCAGCTCCCGGATACTGTCCTGCATACCCGCCCGGCTCTGGGCCAGCATCTTCCGGGTCGCCTCGCTGATGCTCTGCCCAAGCCCATCCTGCTCCTTCGCGGCGCGCTCGGTTGCCGCCCGATAGGTCTCGAGCGACTGGCTCGACTGATCCATGGCGGCTTCGGCACTCTCGATCCGGTCGGCGGTCTTGTCGACGTCAACGCCAAGAGCGAGGATCGAGGCCGCCGTGATCCCGAGACTGACCGGACCACCGAAGATCGCCAGGGCACTGCGGCCCGCCACGGCCATCCCCGCCAGCCGGCCCGTCGTTCCCGTCGCTGCGGCACCAACGCCCCTGAGCGAGGCCGCCACCCGCAGGTATTCCCGACGCATCACGACACCACGCGCGATCGCGAGGTTGACACCGCGCAGCACGAAATAGGTGGCGATCCCCTGCCCCA